ATTAGATGATGATGGTAAATTTGTGAGGTATGAATAATGCCCATTGATCCCAGAACTGTAAGGCAAATTAAAACTGCAGCAGAACAAGGCTTAACGCAAGCTGAAGCTTCAAGGCTGTTAGATATGAACCAAAGCTATATAGCGCGAGCAAAAGCTTTATATAACATTAAATTTATAATGCATGAGGATAAATATGCACATTTCAGAAGCCCACAAGATGACATTGAGATTAATGAAAATGAACTCATTAATGATAGAGGACATGAAAAACCCAGACCCGACCAGGGACAGGAAATACTACAGGTGGTTTTTAGAAGAGCAGCAAGCCTTGATGGAATTGATGGAGTTGAAACTGAGAAGCCACCAAAAAACATCCAAGAACTTAAAGAAAGATTAAAACAAAATGACGAGAAGCACCATTACGAAATAATATATTCTTACAAGATGCAAGAATTTGAAAAACAGCAAATTAAGTTAGGATTAAGAACTGCATTACATAAGACTAGAAAAATACAAAGTTTATCAACATCAAGTGTAAATAAAAACATTGCGTTAAACTCGCAAAGCTTTCCCGCAAAGCATGAAATAGCAAAACAACAGCGTATTTTAAAATCAATTAATCGTGGTGGTAGATATACAACGTCAATGATTGCTAGGAATACAGGGTTAAGCGTTTCTTATGTAGCACCACAATTAAATGTGCTTTTTAATCAAGGTTTGGTCTTGCGTAGTAACGAAAAACAACCGCCTTTTATTGGCGCAATTGATGGTAAGAAAACTTTTAGATATGTTTATTTTAAAAAAAATGATGAATAGTATATTGCACCAATATGATTTATATATATAAGTAAGGTTAAGCAACAGAAATGGAGAACAAAATGGACAAGAAAAGATTAATAAGTTTTAGTGAAAGCCAAGATCAAGCAATAAGTGAGGCAGCGCATAAGAGTGGATTATCATTCACAGCATATGTTCGTATGGCGGCACTTATGCAGGTGACAAAGCAGGGTGTTGAAGTTAGCCCACCAAAGGAAGATTTGTCCGCAATATCTGTGGGTCATGGTTTAGTTTTAGACATAGAGCCAAAATAGGAAGATTAATATGCTTTCAATATTTGGTATTGATCCAGGATATAGTGGTGCGATTGCGATTTATTGGCCTGAAGCCAATAAACTCGAAATCCACGATATGCCAATAATGTTAAATCATGCTGGCAAGAATATTATAGACTGTCATACATTGCTTAACCTTCTTGAGCCTGAAACAAAAAACAGGTTTGCAGTAGTAGAGCGTGTAAGTGCAATGCCAGGACAGGGTGTATCAAGCGTATTTAGGTTTGGTGAGGGTTATGGGATGTTACAAGCATGTATTGCAGCTAATAAACATCCATTGCATTATGTAACGCCCGCAAAATGGAAGAAACACTTTGGTTTAAACAGGGACAAAGGTGTAAGTAGAAGTAAAGCAACCGAGCGTTTCCCAGAATATGCTCAATTATTTAGTAGAGTCAAAGATGACGGACGTGCAGAAGCCGCTTTGATTGCATTATATGGGGCAGAAAATTTTAAATAGAGGAGAATAAACTATGACTATGATTTTAAGTAATAAAATGAGCAATGAAGAGTATCATGCACATGAGAATATATCATCAAGTGATTTAAAGGCAGTAGCCAGCACAACATTACGTCATTGGAAGGGTAAAGTACGCAAAGAAAACCCTGCCTTTGATTTAGGTACGGCAGTACATGCGATGCTACTTGAGCCAGAGAAAGATTTAATTTTACGTGGGCCAGAGACAAGGCGCGGTAAAGCGTGGAGTGAAGCTAAAGAGGATGCAGAGAAGCAAAATAAGCTACTTCTGACCGAGGCTGACTATGATTTAGCATGTGACATGGCTGAAGAGTGTTTAACGCACCCTATGGGAGCTAAATTATTGAACAACAAAGAGTTGATTACAGAAGCATCATTCTTTGTAACGTGTCCTGAAACTGGATTAGGTCTTAAAACTAGGCCTGATGGATTTTTAGCATCTGCTGGCTTAATTATTGATGTTAAGACATGCCAAGATGCAAGCTTGAATGGATTTTCTAAGGCTTTGAGGAATTTTAATTATTCTTTGCAACAAAGCTTTTACAGATATTGTTTAGAGATTGAAGGTATTAAGATTTCTAATTTTATATTTATCGCAATTGAAAAAGAAAAACCACATGCAACAGCGTGTTATGAATTGTCAGATAAATATGACAGGTACGCACGCCAAGAAATGATGCAAACATTACATAAGATAAAGCGGGCAAAAGAAACCAATGATTACAGCACTGGCTGGCCTGATTTAGAAACATTATCTCTACCACCTTGGTTGGATGGCGAGATATAATTTTATCCCAGCGTGAGGGTGTCACGTATTTTTTAAGGAAAGGTAAACATAATGTTACCACAAATATTACGTCGAAAAGAAGTGGAGAAATGGGCTGGTGTGGGAAGGTCTACACTTTACAATTGGGTGAGGGAAGGTCATTTTCCAAAGCCAATTAAGTTAAATCTTAAAGAAGGTAAGAGCGCAAGAATTGGATGGCGTGAAGAGGATTTGATGGATTGGTTTAATAACTTGCAGGAGATAAAATAATGCAACATATGATAAGCGGTGTAACCGCACTGTACCCTAGACTAAATGGTACATATAAATTTGATACACAAGAAAACAAGAGCGTTAAGTGCCATGCACTTGATGAAGGCGCAGCCTTTGAAATGTCATTTAAATTAAATGACGCACAAGCAAAGGAGTTACATCAAGTATGCTCACAAGCTTACGCAAATGCAGCGGCTATGGATACAAAACGAAAGTGGCCTGATAAGCCAACTAACTTGCCATACAAGCGAAACGCAGATAATGAAATTATTGGCAAGTGTAAGCTAAAAGGATCATATGGTGGGGATATTACACAACCACCAAAGCAAGTTGATGCAGCGCGCAACAGATTGCCAGATGATTTTATGCTGACAACCAATTCTAAAGTTAATGTTGCAGTTATGATAGTGCCATATAATACGGGTAGTTTGAATGGTATTTCATTGCGATTGCGGGCAGTACAAGTATTGGAGCTTGCTGAATTAGAAGGTGGGGATGATCCATTTGATAAAGTAGATGGTTTTGTATCGCCTAATTCAGATACAATATTTAACAATACACAACCAGCGCAACCGATTAATGGACAAGACTATGATCCATTTGCCGCAAGTGTTGCTTCACAAGCTCCACCTGCTAATGATTTGGATGATGATATTCCGTTTTAGATAAAATTATGCCCCCTGCAAAACAAACAAAACAGGGGGCATAAATATTAAACATTCTTCTAAGGAATATACATATGATACATAATAATAAAACAGAAAGCAAGTTCCCAGCAGCAATTTGGTCAGAATTTGGGACAAAGATAATACAGGGTTTAGAATTAAAGAAAACTTCCCAAGGTGAATATCATGGCCCATGCCCTAGTTGTGCTGGCAAAGATAGATTTTGGATTAAAGAACATAATGGTGAGGTGTTAGTACATTGCAGGCAGTGTAATGATTTTAAAGAGATAAAAGATAGAATGAGGGATATGTCTCTTTGGCCTACAGAAAATCATGTAAATGCTATACAAGTTGTACGCACAGATAATATACTATGGCCTGAAAGAGATACGAGCATTACACATCCTTACCTTGATAAAAAGAAATTAAATTTAAACAATGCAATCATTGATGGTGATAACTTATGTGTACCTATTATTGATCCCAATGGTAAACGTGTAGGCCATCAACTTATTACGGCTGAAGGCCGCAAGAAGTTTTCATATCAAATGCCAGTGACAGGTAACTTTAGCGTTATTGGTGGGCCAATAGTTGACTTTGCATATGTTGCTGAAGGTTGGGCAACAGCCGCCACAATATATGAAGCAACAGGTAAGCCCGCAGTATTTGCATTAAACGCAGGTAACATTCCAGCCGTTGTTGATAATCTTTTGCAGGCTAAACCTGATTGCACGTTTGTTGTGGCAGGTGATAATGATGAAGCTGGTATAAAGGCATGTGAGAGAGCGCAAGAGGATCACGATGTAGAATATATTATACCAGATATGGAAGGCTGGGATTATTCTGATATGTGGATTGAGCGTGGGCCAGAAGAAACAGCCCAAGCCTTAAAGATTGAAAGTGTAATTAGCCAGGTATTCTTTCCATATGATGCTAAACCGCAGCTGTCCAGAAATTACCTTATGAAAGGTTGGTTTGGTGAAGGCCAGATGTCAGTAATATATGGCCCATCTAATGTAGGTAAATCTTTCTTTGTATTGGATATAGCATGGCATATCTCTGCCAATGAAGCGTGGAATAATAATAAAGTGTCTGGCGGCAGTGTTTTATATTTAGCTACTGAAGGGGGTATGGCATTTCATAATAGAGTTGTAGCCATGAGACAGCACTATTCATTTCATAAGGACGTTAAATTAGCTGTAAGGCCATCGCCAGTAAATATGCTTGATGCAGATGTTGATATGAATGTGCTAGCTAAGTTGTGTCGTGAGGTTTCACGAATACATGGCCCTGTTAAGATGATTGTAATTGATACGCTATCAAGAGCTATGTCAGGTGCAAATGAAAATAGCCCAGAAGATATGACAAAGTTTATTGGTAATTGCGATAAACTACGTGAGCTTACTGGAGCGCATGTTGCTACTGTGCATCACTCTGGCAAAGACAAAGCAGCAGGTGCAAGGGGGCATAGTTCTTTGCGAGCTGCAACTGATACGGAAATTGAATTAGATTATAATGAGGAAACGGGATTGCGTACTGCAAAGGCCACCAAACAAAGGGATATGGAAACTGGCGCAGTGTTTAATTTTAAATTAAAAGTAATAGAGTTAGGCCAAGATGATGATGGGGATGCTGTTACAACATGCGTTATAACAAAAGCATCATCAGATGAAATTGAAGAGGCAAGTCGCCCGCAGATCAAAGGTAAAAATCAAACCTTGTTACGCAGTGTATTTAAGCAGCTTAGATCAGAAGGATTAGGTAATCCAAACCCTGCTGGCGTTGGTTGGCCTGAACCAAGAGTATTCCATATTATATCAGAAGAAACTGTGAAAGATCATTTTATTGGGAAATCCAGTAGTGCAAGTAATCCAAAGACAAGTTATAAGCAGGCTTTAACTTCACTTATAGGATCAGGTCATATAGCAATGAATGACGGGTTTATGTGGTTTACTGATAACAGTGGCAAAGCCAAGCAAGGGATTGAATAATGAAGAAATATAAAAACATTAGGACAGATGTTTTAATGAAGGCTATGGATTTAATTAATGGTGACAGGGAAAAAGATTATGGCACGCCAAAAGAAAACTTTAATACAATAGCAGAAATGTGGACAACTTACATGGGTCATAAAGTTAATGCATCCGATGTTTGTAATATGATGGTGTTACTTAAAATGGCAAGATTACGCAATGGAGGCCATACTGATTCCAGCATAGATGCAGCAGGTTATGCTGCTTTAGCTGCGGAAGTATCAGGAGCTTGCAAAGAGTAGTACATTCAGGTTATGCTTAATTAAGCGGGTTCTCCTCCTCCCAACACTTGATTGCTCAGTGTATGCCCGTTTAACTAGGGCTATGCCGTTTGTTTTCTCCCTTGGCATAGCCCGCTTTTTTACAAGGCTGTGATATGTCAGAATTTAACATAAATCTTACTTTGGACTTAACGTGTAATGACAGCGATGAGGCAGATGAGGAACTTGATCTTTTATGTGATTATATATCTGACAGGCTTTTGGTCACAGACCAAAGGACTGTCATGCAAGCCTTGGCAGAAATAATTATAGAGCTAAATGACCAGAGTATAATTTATAATAAATCATTACATTGATTTCGTGTGAGCAAAGTCATGCCCGAATTTGCTCACACATCTAAGTATATTTTATAGATGTAATCATCAAGCGCTATATTCATAATTCAAAGCTGTTTATAACTTGATTTAATAATTCATTTTCAATTTCAAAGTCTTCTGGATATAAGCGAGTTGTCCATTTTTTTATAATATTATCATCTCCCCTAGCCCAGTAAACTTTCTGCATATCAAATGCCACCAAAGCATATATATCTGATCTTTTGCGTCCACCTACAACAACTGTAGGCCACTTGTATTTATTTTCATTAGTTGCAAGTTTGCTGGCAGTCTTGACTTGTAGGGTTAGTAATTTACCGCTTGGCGCTTTTATATATGCATCATCTACATCGTGTTGAACCAGTGTGCATGAAATACCAGCGTAAGCTAATTTTGATAGAGCTAGAAATTCTCCAGCTCTTCCAATATTGTTACTATGATTTGAGCCAGCCATAAATTTTGTTAGTCTGCTTATTCCTGTCAGTTAAACCATGTGTTCCGCCATTTACACGGCGAGTTATTTTGAGGATTGTGTCATCATTTACACCATCATCTGCAATGTCGAATAACTTGTTTTTATTAAAGAACCACATTGCAGTTTCAAATGCATAATCAGTGGCCACCAAATCTGGATCAGTTACAATATCTGGTAAACCCATATCGCTTGAAAATTCACGATAGTTGTTTTTGCCAGTTAATTGTAAAAATCCTCTTCCAATGTATAAGCTACCTTCACCTTCGCCATTACCCATTCTACCTGAATATACCTTATCAGCTAATGCAGATGGGTTACGTGCATATGGTTCTGTGCTTGCTAAATCTGGGAAGCGGCTAGGCCACACACGCATCATACTGTCTGCGCTATAGTTTAAGTTTTCCCTTGTATGACGCCAGTGACCGCTTTCGTGGCTTGCTTGACCCATCAAATGCGCAGCTCTCTCATTAGATAGCTCGTAGTGTTTTGCGATGGCCTTTGCAGTGTTCTTGCCAAAATGCCCATCAGCACCTACTCCAACTTTCTCCTGGAGTTTCTTCATTGCTTCACTCATTTTGTAATTCCTTGTTTCTTTTCATAACTTCTAAGGCCACCTAACCCAAGCATACCCATCATTACAGTCATAAGTGAACCCATATCAAACTCCGGTAACTCTGGTATATCAATGCCAGCAGCAGTTACACCAAACACAATCAATGGCTGTAATACAAAGTGATAAGCAAAAGCTACACCACACACCCAACCTATGAATGGACGCCATCCACCTTTGAATAGTGAGCCAGACGCGGCTTCTGCTTTGTTTATCTCAAGCTGACCCATCAAGGCTTGCTGGGCATGGTTATCTGACATCGTGGCTATTTCGTGAGCCAATGCAGCCTTTTGATCTTTATCTTCAATTACCTTATCTAACAGGCCAGTTACTGGGCCTATTAAATTATTTACGAGACTCATCATTTTGTTTACCTTT